ACACCCCTTGTAGGCCGAGCTTACAAGATTATACCATTGGGTATATTTTAGTAATGTATTTAATGAATGAATTACGGGAGGTGTAATATGGAGCATTGGAGCCATAGCAAAATAGAGGCAACGAAGGGCTGTAAATTGGCATTTGAAAAAAGGTATATCGAGAAAGCGCCAGCGGATACCGAAATACCAGAGTTTGAATCAGCAAAAGAAATACACGAAAAAATCCAGCAAGATTTTATGGAAGGTAAGGCTAATTATGAGGTTTTAAATGAGTATTTAAAAGGGGCAGAGGTAGAGACCGAAAAAGAATATAGGCTGACGATTGACGACTATGAGTTTATTGGTTTTGCAGATTTAGTAATTGAAAGGCCTGATTTAAGAGTTATTATAGATATAAAATGCCGATATTCGAGTGATATAAATGAAAAAGACGCCTTGCAATTGAATGCCTATGCGACTATGGCTAACTTAGAGTCTCGAAAGCCTACATTGGTTGGTATATTGGCAACTTTTAATAACTACCAACCCATAAGCCTCGTTGAAGTATCTACCGATTTAGACATAAAGGCAGAGATAGAGAAAGCAAAAAAAAGAATCAAACAAATGCAGGTAAAAACTTCAAGCTGTGATATGTGCGAGTATCGCGGGGCTTGCGAAATGGGCCAAAAGTGCGTAAATGAGCTAAACATAGATGAGATTGCCGAAAAGTATTTATATGTCGAAGCACTAGCCAAAAGATATGAAGCAATGTTAAAAAGACACCTTGAATTAACGGGCGATTCTATTGTAATTGGAGACAAAAAGATTGGGTTTTTTGAAAGGGTTAATTTAATAATTGACCCCATAGAGTTTATTACCCTGTGCCAACAAGAGGGCATAGATTATATTGAGGCGATAAAGATTGACACGATAAAGGCAAAAAAACTTGCGAAGCAAAATGAAAAGATTTCGCAAGTAGTCGGGCAAAAAGTAAGCTTTGCTTTTGGAACAAAGAAGGTGTAAAATGGCAGTAAAGACGTTGTTTGATTTAATAAAACACAGTTTAACAATTGACGAAAATATAATAAAAAAGATTAAGAGGGATTTAGACAACCTGTATTTTGCAATTAAAGACACTAACACAGGTAAGTCTATGGATTATTTAAATGTGATTGAGGCTAGGGTTGATTTGTTGGACGATGATTTGCAAAGTTTAGGTGTAATTATTGAGGCTATAGAAAAAGAAGTTACGAAGGCAGAGAAAGTTTCGGAGGACAAAAATGTTTAAAGATGCTTATGAGCTTATTATGTTTCTTGATGGAGCAAGAAGCCAAAATGCTTTATTTGGTGTTTATAAGAAAGAAAACCCAGAATTGTTCGAACAAATAGAAGGTTTTTTTAAGCAGGGATACGCCTTTGACGCAGAAAGAATAGCACAAAACTATTTTAAAGGTGTTTATAAAGAAATCGGGGCTGATTTATTTACCCCCTTTCTAAGCCTTGCACTGTTTGACACGGCACACAAACTTGGTTCTTTGGTAGCATTAAGAATGCTTAAGCAGGTATTAAATAAGTTTTTCGATGTAAAAATAAGAAAAAAAATCACAGCCGATAATTTGGCATATTATTATTACGCTTTAGAAAAAAGATACGGCCTATTGTTTAATGTAGCTACGGCTAATGCCTTATTACTCGAAAGAATTAATTTTGATTTAAAATCTGACAGAGGCGAGGACGCAATTAGAGCCAAAAAAATTATAGCAGTTTTGTGGGGGCACTATGATGGCGCAGTTATCGGAAGTTGATATCTACGAATGGGCGGTTAGGTATGTCTACACGTATGGCTTTAGTGTGTTTCCCGTTAGAAAGAATGATAAAAGGCCAGCTATTAGCTCGTGGATTGAGTATCAGAATAGATTGCCAACTCACGAGGAATTAAAAGATTGGTTTGGAGATGGTAAATATAATATTGCTATTGTAACGGGCAAAGTGAGTAATCTCACTGTGGTTGATGTGGATAATGAAACGGGCTACAAATTCTTTAAAGAGCACCAGAAAGAGATATTACCCACCCCTATTGCATTAACGAGGGCGGATAATAACCATTTCCATTTGTTTTTTAAGTACAAAGATGGAGTAAGAAATATACAAGCAAAGACGGACGAAAGCAAGTTTTTCGATGTAAGGTCTGAGGGTGGCTATGTAGTAGCCTCCCCTTCTGTTTTTTATGAGTTGGTTTCTCAAGATGGAAACATAGTTAAGTTTACCCCGCCAAAGGTTTACCGATGGAGTGAAAAATATTCGATTGAGACTACCGAAATAGCAGAAATCCCAGAAGTAATTTTAAAAGCCTTAGAGGTAAAAAAGAGCAAACACGATATTGCCGAGCTTTATAAAGGGGCACAGCAGGGCAGTCGTAATGAGACTTTAGCAAGGTTAGCGGGTTCGTGGATAAACGACGGGCTGTCGTATGAAGACTGTCTTGAGAATGCCATTACTTGGAACACCAAGAATAACCCACCATTGAATATAGGCGAGATAGAAAGAACCCTAAAGTCTATCTATGAAAAGCACCGAAGAATTGATATATTGCCTGATTTATTTGAAATGAAAGAAATACCCTTCGGTTATGAGCTTTTCTATCCTAAGCTAAAAATGTATTTTACCGTAAAATCTGTATTTCAAGATAAAGATGGTATAAAGTGTTATTTAAAAATTACGAGCGCGCACGAGCAGGTTTTAGTGCAGGATTTATATTCGGCTAACTATAATTTCCACTCCTCAACAGGCACACGGGTTTTGGTTAATGCTTTAAAGCTAAATGTTAGTTTTGTATCTGAAGCGATTTTGTCGCAATTAATTGAGAGCTTTAAAAAAGAGTTTTTAAAGCGTTATGTAATGGCAAGCTCTGAAAAAATAACTGATATAAAAGTTACCTCATATGAGCCCAGATTCTTAATTGAGCCTTTTATATTAGAGGGTGCGATTAATTTGATTTATGGAGCGGGCTCCACAGGAAAGTCTACCTATGCTTGCTATTTAGCCACCAGATTGGATAAATTGGGCTACAATGTCTTGTATTTAGATTATGAGAACCCAAATACAGAAGCAATAGCGAGAACTATTCGAAAGATTACGGGCGACGCAAAAAATATCTATATTAGAGCGTGCCATACAAGATTAGGAAATGAAATAGAGCAGATTTATAATGAGGTTAAAGAGAAAAAGATTGATGTAATTATTGTTGATAGCGTTGTCAAGTCTATGGTGTCTGATGTTTTTAGCCCTGAGGCTGTTTCTTTGTATTCTCAGACGTTGTTAAAAATACCAACTACGTGGTTGTTATTATCGCACGTAGCAAAGAACTCAGATGACCCTGACCCTTATGGAAGTGTTTTCTTTTTTAATGACGCCAGAAATATTTGGTATGCTAAAAAAGTTTCTAATAAAGATGGCATTGTTTTACAGTTGGTCCATAAAAAAAGCAATTTTACCCGATTATATGAGCCTGAGATATTTGAGATTAAAGAGACCGAAGACAAACGCTTTAGTGTTGAAAAAAAGACTCTCGAAGATGTTGGGCCAACCCTAAAAGAAATGATTCTTAGCATTTTAGAGTATGGCGAAAAGCCACTATCTGAAATCCAGAAACTCATACCAGGCACCAATAATGGAGTTTTACGAAAAACTCTGAGCAAAATGAAAGCTAAGGGTTATGTCGAAAACGAAAAAGGCGTTTGGTTTATAAGTGTAAACGATAAAGCGAAAGAATGGCTTGACGATAAGCCTTTTTAGCGTTGTTACCTGTTTGTCTCCACTTGTTACCTGCTTGTTACCACCATTGTTACCGTTTTGTTACCACTCACTTTTTTAGGGGGTTTACCCCCTATAGCCATTTTTTAAAATATAATAATAAATATATTAATAATATTATTATAATAGTATTTTATATATTTTTAGTGGTAACAAAGTGGTAACAAACACCCCTAAAAGTGGTAACAAAACGGTAACAATGGTGGTAACAAATGGAGTAAAAAAGTAACAATTTAAGGCGTTTTAAAGCTTGTTACCACTTTTATTAAAAAATGTATATATAGGGAAGCGAGCCCTAAAAATCTAAAAATTAGAGTTATCAAATAATTGACTTTTATGATTGTATGTGCCATAATAGAATAATATTTAAAGGGGGTTAGTTTATGGAAGGCTTTCTAAATTTGAGAGAAGCGTCGACGGTTTTGGGCTACAGCACGGATTGGACAAGAAGATTAATCAAAAAAGGCAGGATAAAAACTGAGAAATTGGGCAAGCAATATGTGATTAGCAAAGTTGAGTTGGAGCGCTTTATAAAAGAAAGGGATAACAGTAAATGATAGAGAAATTGCTCGAGCGAGTCTTCGAAGAGGATAAATATTCTAATTATATCTTTGTAGAAGATTTGCTCGAGGATATTTATGAGTTGGTTGATGTTAGCAGAAATACGGCCAGAAGGTATATAAATTATATTGTTTATAAATACCCTAAAACAAGAATAGTGGCTTACGATTGGTATATGGGCTACCTCTACCAAATTAATATCTCTAAGTATGTAGCCAAGTTAATAAAAAGTGGTTTTAAAGTGCCTCCAGGCAGGTTGGATCGACCAGCGAGTTTTACTCAATTATGGCATAAATTGATTGTCGATGAAAGACAAAAAAGCAAGTATTATCTAAATAAACTTTGGCTAAAAGAGCAGTATATAAAAAAGAGACGGACTGTGAGAGATATCGCAATTGAATGCAAGTGCTCAGATATGACGATTATTACCTATACCAAAAAGTTTGGGTTAACCAAAAATAAAAGGGGCAATAATGAAAAAAAGAAAGATTAAGAAATCCGACCTCCAAAGGAAACTTTGGGCGTTATTATCCAAAAGAATACGGCAAGAAAGGCCTGTCTGTGAGATGTGCGGGAAACGACCTTCTACCCAAGTGCACCATATATTTTCGAGAAGGTTTAAAGCAACGATGTTCGAAGAAAGTAATCTAATGGCAATCTGTGGTGGTTGCCACATTAAAGCCCATACTGATTATGAATGGGCAAGAAATATATTTATTGCTAAGTTGGGCCAACTTGAATATGAAAGTTTATATCTTAGAGCAAATACCCAGTTATTAAATTGGAGTATACAAGACTATCTTGAGGCAATAAAAGCCGAAAAGAAAAGGGCAAGTAAAGATTAATGAGATATTTAAAAGAGATAACAAAGGTTATAATGTGCCTATTGTTGGTGGTTAAGATTAGTAATGCGGGCGTATACCAAGATGTAAATAATGCAAGCCGTGAGTATGGCATAAGCACAAAAATACTTTGGGCTATAATGAAAGTAGAGAGCGATTATAAAAAGACTATACACAATAACCCTAATGGTTCGTTTGATATTGGAGTTATGCAGATAAACAGTATATGGATTAACAGCCTTGTAAATAAAGGTTTTAAGGCTGACATTTTAGACGATGGCAATAATATTAATATTGCTGGATATATCCTAAAAGAAAATATGGATAAAGGCTACAGCTTATGGCAGGCAGTAGGCCGATACCACTCGAGAGATAAAAGACTTCAGGCCGTATATATTAAGCGCGTTAAAAGGGCTATGAATGAGCAAAAATATTACCTTGATTAATAAAAGAGAATGGGCTGTCTAAATGAAGCATAAAGGGCATATAAATATACCTACAAGAGCTCTAATGATAGTGGTTAATATAATTGAGGTTTAAGCACGGAAACAAGCACCTTGTTAAAGCAAATGGCCTTCTTGGGCGTAAATAAAAGTAATTGCGGGGCGGGCCTAAAAAAAATGTCAGGTTCTTGCCGATGGGGCGGTGTTTGCGGTGGGCAAAGCTGTGGTTTTCCTTTAGTTACGCATTTTTTTTGTTACGGTTCAAAATACATAAAAAGGAGGCTTTATGCCAGATTTGTTTTGGAAAACTGAAAAGCGGTTTGTGAAGGATTTAAAATTCTTTGAAAAAAATCCGAGAAAAATGTCTAAGACGCAAGCGGAGCAATTATTACAAAGCATTAAGAAGTTTAATTTAGTCGAGATACCCGTAATCGACCAAAACAACCGAATAATAGCGGGCAATATGCGAGTAACGGCCTTAAAGAAATTGGGCAGGGGTGACGAAGAAATAGAAGTTAGAGCACCAAGCCGAGACCTGACAGAAGATGAAGCAATGGAGTATCTCATAAGAAGCAATAAGAATATCGGCGAATGGGAAACTAAAATACTTGCCGAATTTGACCCAGACCTGTTAAAAGAAACGGGCTTTTCTGATAAAGAGTTAGATGGCATATACTATAATAAGAAAGAAGAAGAAGCCAAAGAGTTAGAATTCTCAGAAGAATTGCTCGAGGAGCATAATTATGTAGTTTTGTATTTTGACAACGAGATAGATTGGCTTAATTTCTGTAGTTTGGTGGAGTTGAAAAAGGTGCAGGCATTAGATAGCCACGAGGGGTGGAGACAGGTTGGAATTGGACGGGTTATGAAAGGCGTAGAAGTAATAAATAAGCTAAGGAAGGGGTAAGATGTTTGGCAAAGATTTTTGGAGCCCAGAAAAAATATCGGTTTGCGTGCCTTCTTATAAGAGGCCTAAAGATGTAATAACCAAGAATGTTTACCCATTTATAAAGTTATTTGTAGATGAGTCAGAATATGATGAGTATAAAAAATATAACCCAGAGCAAGAGATTGTTAAATTACCCAAAGGCATACAAGGCAATATAGCAAGGGTGCGAAATTATATCCTTGATTATGAGTTTAAAAATAAAACAGACGCCGTAGTAATGATAGACGATGATAACAAAGGGTTGTTTAAATGGAGAAATGCCAAGCCACAACTTATCGATAAAGACGAGTTCTTTACATTTATAAAGAAGTATTCTATACTTGCATATGATTGGGGAGCGGTAATGTGGGGCGTAAATATTAATAAAGATAAGCAAATTTATAAAGAGTTTAACCCCTTTTCTACGGTTAGCTATGTAGGGGCACCTTTTATGTGCTTTATTAAAGACGATGGCACGAGATTTGATGAAAGAATACCCCTAAAAGAAGATTATGATATTTGTATTCAGTTGTTAAATAAGCATAGGGTTGTCTTAAGAGTAAACAGCTATTATTATGTAACTAAACAAAGCGAAAATAAAGGGGGCTGTGCTGTAATGCGAAATATTGACGAAGAAAAAAGGCAGTTTGATATATTACAAAAGAAATGGGGCTCTAAAATTATCCACAAGGGAATGAGCAATCAAAGCCATAGGTCTAAAAAGGTTAGAAAAATATTCGATTATAACCCAATTATGATAGTTCCAATAAGGGGGATTTAAAATGCCGTTAGTTGATATCGAAGAAGTAGCACTACCAGTTTTTAAAATGTCCTCAAGATGGTTTAGAAAATTATCTAACGAATTAAATGGGCCACAAGTAGTAAAAAATAAGGTTGATTTTGTGCAGGCGTGTAAATTTGTAATTGATTATTACAAGAAGCGAGCCGATGGGCAGGGAAGCCTTAGCCTTACTGAAGAAAGAACAAGGCTAACCAATTATGAGGCAGAAATAAGAAAAATGGAGCTCAGAAGTTTGCAGGGAAGTTTAATTGAGGCAAGATTAGTAAGGCAAGCTCTGACCGATGTGTTTTATATGGTAAAATCTAAGATTGACTCTATGCCTATAAGAATAGCCTCAGAAGTGGCGTATCTCTTAAAAGACCCAAAAGATATAAATATCGTAAAATTAAAGGCCCAGAGCATAACAAAAGATATAGAAAAGGAGCTCTCCGATGTCAAAACCTACCGCGATATCATTAGCTATCAGAAAGGCAACAAGAGTATTTCTACCGAAGCCGAACTTGACGACGAGCCAATGGGCTGATAGCTATAGAGTTTTGAGCCCAGAGATATCCGCAGAGGCGGGGCGTTGGAATACATCGCGGGCAGAATACCAAAGGGGCATAATGGACTCGATAAGCGACCCAGAGACAGAGCAGGTTGTAATTATGAGCAGTGCCCAGGTTGGCAAGACTTCTATCCTTGAAAATATTCTCGGATATTTTATGCAGTATGAACCCAGCCCAACCCTGTTTATATTACCCACTTTAGATATGGCAAAAGCGTTTTCGCAAGAGAGATTGACAGGAATGATTAGAGATACAAAAGTATTGAAAAAAATACTCCACCCCGTAAAGAGTCGCAACCCTGACGAAAAAACTTTATTTAAGAAATTTGAAGGTGGATATTTGGCAATAGCGGGGGCTAATTCTCCAGCGAGTTTGTCCGCAAGGCCTGTAAGGGTGCTACTTGCCGACGAAGTAGATAGATATCCTGTAAGTGCAGGGGCAGAAGGCGACCCTTTGAGTCTTGCGATTAAAAGGACTACCACGTTTTGGAATCGTAAAATAGTGGTATGCTCTACCCCTACACTAAAGGGGTTGTCGAGAATTGAGCTTGCCTATAAGAATTCTGACCAAAGAAAGTATTTCGTAAAGTGTCCTATTTGTGGTGAGAAACAGACTTTATCTTTTGATTATTTTAAATGGGACGGTAACGATTATTCTACGGCTTATTATCAATGCCCTCATTGTGGAGCGAGGCTAACTGATAACGACAAACTTGAAATGGTAAAAGGGGGCGAGTGGATAGCCGAAGGGAAGCAAGGTAAAGTGGCAGGGTTTTATATGAATGAGCTTTACTCCCCGTGGGTTAGCTTTAAAGAATTAGCCTCTAAAATGGACGAGGCAAAGCAAAATGTAGAAACTTGGAAGGTTTTCGTTAATACCTCAATGGGCTTACCTTACGAAGACGAAGATGTAAGCGGGCTAACAAATGAGTATTTTAAAAAGAGAATCGAAGATTACACAGCAGTCCCTAAAAAGGTTTTATTATTGACTGCAAGCGTTGATGTCCAAGAGGATAGGCTCGAGGTTTTGGTGGTTGGTTGGGGTAAAGGCGAGGAGGCTTGGCATATAGAACACAAAATACTTTACGGCTATTCTTATACCAATGTGCCGTGGGAAATGTTAGACGATTATCTAACCAAAACATTTAGCAGGGAAGATGGGGCTCTCTTAAGGATAACTACCTGTTTGATTGACTCTGGCTATATGACCAAAAAAGTCTATGAGTATGTAAAGCCAAGACAAATGCGAAGGGTTTACGCAATTAAAGGCGTTGGTGTTTTTGGAGCGCCGATTGTTAATAGAGCAAGACTTGTCGGCCGTGAAGGCGTAAAAATGTTTCCTATTGGCACGTTTTCGGCTAAAGATGTATTATTCGGAAGGCTTAAAATAGAGGCACCAGGCAACGGTTTTATACACTTCAATAAGTCTTGCGACGAAGAGTATTTCGAGCAATTATTGGCAGAAAGGCCTATTATTAAACAAATAAAGGGCTTTTCTGTTAAAGAGTATGTAAAAATAAGAGATAGAAACGAAATTCTTGACCTTTGGTGTTATAATTTGGCAGGCATAACTGTTTTGCAACCCAATTTTGATAAAATTGAACAGAATTTGTTAAAAGAAGCCGAAGAATCTAACAACTTCGAGAAATTAAATGCAAAAATTAATGAAATACCAGCCCCATTGCAAGGTAATTTAAATAATAAAAAGCCTTTAAAACAAAAAGTGCGCAAAAGCTCTTGGCTTAGCGGTTGGTAGTGGATTTTTACTTTTTGTTTTGATATAATAACCCAAACCAAAGAGGGGGTAAATATGCTACCCTTGCAGGCCTATGCAGGCGATACAATCACTTTTGATATAACGCAAATTGATACCAATGGGCAATATAGCCCTTTGAGCGGTTGGACGGCAATCGTAATTTTTTATAATGCTAAAGATACCTACCATTTTAGTGCGTCTATAATTGAAGATGTATATTATTTTACGGCCTTAACCAATAGTTCTTGGGTGGCGGGTAAATACCAAGTTGTTTTGAGGTTTAGCAAAGGCACAGAAGTTAATACAGTATTTTTGGGCGAGATAAGTATATTACCAGACCCCTACGCTAACCCTGTCGATGACCGAAGCCACATTAAAAAAGTCCTTGACGCAATAGAGGCAGTAATAGAAGGGCGAGCGTCGAGAAGCGAAAAAGAATACTCATTGGGCGATAAAAAGTTGGTTAGTATGACTCACGAAGAATTGTTTAAAGAATGGAATAGATATAAATTTCTTTATAAGCAAGAGTTGCAAGCTAAAAGATTGGAGCCAATAAGTAACCAAGTTAAAGTAAGGTTTGTCTCTGATGTTGATAATTGGTTTAATTTTAGAGGGTTTATCGGTTGAGTATATTAGATATCTTTAAAAAAAGTAGAGCGTTCGAAGAAACTCAAAAGATTGCAAAGTCTAAAAGATATTATCAAGGGGCAATTGCTAATAGACTCACATCTGATTGGTTTACCACAAACTTATCAGCCGATAATATATTAAGATGGGCGTTATATAGATTAAGAGCGAGAACAAGAGACCTCGAAAGAAATAACGATTACGCAAGAAAGTTTCTCAGAGAGGTTGAGCAAAATGTAGTAGGCCATAATGGAGTTAAGCTCCAATGCCAAGCAACAACCAAATATAAGAATTTGCCTGACTCAGATAAAAACACCGAAGTTGAGCAAGCTTGGGCACAGTGGGGCAAAATGGCGGGCGTTGATGGCTCTAATTTTAGAGATATTTGTAAATTGGCAATGCGAAGGGTTGCTGTTGATGGCGAGGTTTTGATAAGAATAATTAAGGGATACGATAACCCATTTAATTTTGGGCTCCAGATTTTAGAAAGCGATTTATTGGACGAAAAACTCTACCAAGATTTACCTAATGGCAATTCAATAGTAATGGGCGTAGAAAAAGATACATACGGTAAGCCTGTAGCATATTGGCTATTTGATAGATACCCGTATGATTTAAATACGCAAGGCGTTAAGCACATAAGAGTGCCAGCAGATGAAATGATACATCTTTTTATGCGAGAAAGACCTACCCAGACCAGAGGTATACCGTGGTTTGTGTCGGCAATAATAAAACTCAGAATGCTTGGGGCATATGAAGAGGCGGAGCTTGTTGGTGCGAGAATTGGCTCGGCAAAAATGGGCTTTTTTACCCAGAGTTTAGAAGGTGCAGAATATACGGGCGATAAAGAAGAAAATGGCGAGATAATATCTGAGGTTGAGCCAGGAATACTTGAAAAGTTGCCACCAGGCGTTGATTTTAAGCCTTTTAATCCAAGCAGTCCAAATACACAATTCGAAAATTTTAATAAAGCTTTATTAAGAGGTATTTCGTCGGGAATAGGTGGAGCATATAATACAATAGCCAATGATTATGAAAGCGTAAACTATTCTTCTTTAAGAGCCTCTGAGTTGGAAGTAAGGGAGTTTTGGAAGGATATCCAAGAGTGGTTTATTAGTAACTTTTTAGATAGAGTTTATAATGAATGGTTACCTTTTGCTATTTTATCTAACCAAGTAAGTATATCATACACGGACATAAATAGATTTACCAATGTAGAGTGGCAGGCGAGACGATGGGGTTGGGTTGACCCACTGAAAGACGCGCAAGGTAAGGTTTTAGAGTTAGATAATGGGCTAACCACAAGAACCCAGATTTTAGCAGAGCAAGGAATAGATTTTGAAGATTTGTTAAAGCAAATGGCAGAAGAAAAAGCACTTGCTGAAAAATATGGCATAGATTTAAGCCTTTTAATGAGCAAAAAAATAACACCACCGCCTATAAACCAAGAGGCGCAAGGGGGTATAAATGGCGAAGCAGGAACAGACCAAAGCCAAGAGCCAAACAATCAAAACGGAAATTGAAAAAAGAAATTTCCAAATAAGGGCAGAGGATATCAACCAAGAGCAAAGAACGATTACCTTTCCTTTTAGCTCAGAAGAGCCTGTTGAAAGATGGTTTGGAATGGAGACGTTAGACCACAGCCCAGGTTCGGTTGATTTGTCTCGAATGGACGGAGCACCGCTCCTTTTGGACCACGACCCAACAAAGCAGATTGGAGTGTTAGAAAAGACTTGGGTTGATGGCTCTGTAAAGCGAGGTTATACGACAGCACGATTTTCTAAAAATCCATTAGCACAGGAGGTCTTGCAAGATGTAATCGATGGGATACGAAAAAATGTGAGCGTTGGCTATAGAGTCAATAAAATGGTTTTAGAGAAGCAAGACCAAAACGCGGATTCTTATCGTGCAACGGATTGGCAACCATTAGAGGTTTCGATGGTGTCTATACCAGCTGACCCGACGGTTGGGATTGGGCGAAGTGAAGAAATAGAAACACAAATAATAGATTTAAGAAAAAAAGACAAGGGGGTCGAAATGCCAGAAGAGAAAATTAAAGTAGAGGTAAATGAAAACGAAATTAGAAAACAGGCTATAGAGGCAGAGCAAAAAAGGGTTTCTGAAATATTAGCCATTGGGACGGAACACGATTGTTTAGATTTAGCTAAAAAATCTATCCAAGCGGGCACGAGTGCGGGCGAGTTTATGGGATTAGTGCTTGAGACTAAATATAAGGCAAGAAAAATCGAAGATGTTAACCCTAATATAGGATTGACCGAGAAAGAAGCAAGAAGCTTTTCTATTGTAAGAGCAATAAGGGCCTCTGTCGATAATGATTGGAGCAAGGCAGGATTTGAAAAAGAAGCAAGCGAGGCAGTAGCAAAAAAATTAAATAAAAGGGCAGAGGGTTTCTATATCCCAAATGATGTAATGACTACACCACTCCAAAGGGATTTGGGCAAAACAATCGGAACGGGCTCCAATGTAGTAGCCACCGAATTATTAACCTCTGAATTTATTGACCTTTTGCGTAATAGAATGATGGTGAACAGAATGGGAGCAAGAACTCTAAGCGGTTTGATTGGCGATATCGCAATACCAAGACAAACAGGCGGAGCTTTGGCGTATTGGCTTGCCGAAGAGGCGAGCGTAACTGAGAGCGACCAAACTTTTGACCAAATAGCAATGACTCCAAAAACTATTGGAGCAATGACTCAGATAACCAGAAAGTTGCTATTGCAGTCTTCGATTGATGTTGAGGCTTTTGTAAGGTCTGATTTAGCCACCATAATGGCCTTAGCAATAGATAATACCTGTCTAAATGGAACGGGAACGGGCCAACCAAAGGGCATTTTAAATTATTCTGGAATTGGAGTTGTCCCTGTAGGTGATAATGGCGGGCAGATTTCATATAATAATATTATTTCTCTTTGGGCCTCAGTAGCAAATGCTAACGCAGATTTAGGGGCTTTGGGCTGGCTAACCAACTCAAGAGTGATTGCTAATATGAAAGTAACACCTAAGGTAAGTGGCTCTACCTATCCTGTTTTCTTATTAGACAATCTACCAGATAGAACGGGTATGACAACCCTTGAGGGTTTGGCTTGCGGTATGAGTAACCAAGTCCCATTTAACTTGACTAAAGGTACGGGAACTAATCTATCGGCCTTAATTTTTGGAAATTGGAATGACTTAATAATAGGCCAATGGGGCGCAATAGATGTATTAGTTGACCCATATACGGCGGGCGCAAGTGGTAGTATCAAAATAAGGCTCTTACAGGATTTAGATATTCAAATTAGACACCCACAGTCCTTTGCCGTAATAAATGATATTGTAGCATAAGAGGGATTTACCCTCTTATTTTTTGGAGGTGGTAAAATGAAGGTTAGAATTTTGCAGGATACTATAGCAGAAGGCAGAAGCCTTTTTCAAGGCACAATAACTGAATTAAGCGACGAAGAGGCAAAAGCTCTAATAAAAATTGGGAGGGCAATAAAATATATTGAGAAAGAAGCACAAGAGATAGTCGAAGAAGTTAAGCAAGAGGCAAAAGGTAAAAAATAATGCCTGATACAGAGTTATTTACACCGTTTCTTGATAGTGATATATTTGTTAGTGATTTCGCAATAGATGGAATGCTAAACAATATACCTGTTAAATTAGTCCCCTATAAAAAGTATTTTATAGCTGACAAGTTGGGCGGTGAGGCGGGCGTAGCAACATATATTTTAAAAGCCACACTAAAATACCAAGACGCTTCTAATGTAAAAGTTGGCGATGTTTTGGTTGTTGGAATAAAAAGCTACGGTGTAATAGAGGTTAATAACGAAGGGATTGGGCTCGTAAGCCTATCTCTGAGCGAGTTATGAAAAGACAAGCTATTATTGATTTCTTAGATACCAATTTAAGGCAAATATTAATATCGAATGGTTTTAATACGGACGCGGGCAAAAATGTTTTTGATTGGCGAAGCTATCCTGTAACCACAAGAGAGTTACCAGCAATTGTCTACAATGATAGTTTGGCAAAGATTGACCCCGTGAGGCCGATTGGCTCTTTTAGATGGACTTTAACGGTGCAAATTGCCTATTACGGAAGCACGGCCAAAGATGTTAGAAATGGTATAGCGGATATTTTAAAAGTTATAAAAATTTGCGATAGTTCTAAATTTGGCGGGCAGGCGGTAGATATTTATTTAGCAGTAGATAGTAATGAAATGGTAATCGAAAAGCATAATACCGAGAGCGGAGCTTCTTTGATTACCATAGAAATAATTTATGACGCGCCGTTATGGGAGACGTAGACTTGTCTGTCGAAAAAGAGTTTATATCCCAAAGAGAGTGTGAAATCCAAGTCGGAAATTTAAAGGCTAATTTTAGCACTCTTAAGGCAGATACCGATAAATTTATCAAAGATATGAGAACTCAAGTCGATAGGCTTGAGGGAAGATTTTGGTGGATTATTACCTTATTGCTGATAAATTTAGCAAGTATTATTGTTTTATTAATTAAAAAGTAAGGGGGCAAAAATGACTCAAGCGATTGGTGCAAAAAGTAGAATTATATACCAGCAAGAGGCGACCTTTAAAACAACCCCAGCGACGCCCAACGCTAATCTCTTGTATTTCGAGACCGAAAGTTTTCAGTCCACAAGAAATCTTATTGATAGCAAAACTATAAGGGGCTCGAGGGACGCAACCCAGCCTGTTATTGGCAATAAAGATGTAAAAGGCACGATAAAAACTGAACTTCAAGCGTATGTAGGAACGCTTCTCAAGGGTGCTTTGGGTAATGTGGTTACCACAGGAACGGCGCCTTATACCCATACCATAACCGTAGGCTCTTTACCAAGTTTTGTTATAGAAAAGGGCTTTACCGATATTGGCGAGTATTTTCTTTATAATGGCTGTAAAGTGAATAAATTAGATTTGACGGTAAGTCCAGAAGGTTTCCAAAGCTTAAGTTTAGATTTTGTTGGAGCGAGAGAAACGGCGTCTACGACCAGTTTTGATTCTACCCCAAATGATTTGACAAAGGTTTCTTGGACGGGTTTCAATATAGCTTATATTAAAGAGGGCGGAACACCAATAGCTACGGTAACCGAAGTTACCCTTAGTATAGAGAATAACCTTGACGCCTCTGTTTACGTAATAGGCGGGCAGGGCGAAAGATATTCTTTGCCAGAGGGTATAGTTAAGGTAAGCGGTAAAGTAAAGGCGTTATTTGATGGAATGAGTTTACTCCAAAAGGCTATGAATTCGCAAACATCGAGCCTTGAAATATCCTACTCTTTGGGCACGGGCGACGGCTCCAGTGGTAATGAGGCGTTAAATATTTTAATACCAGAATTGATATACTCCCCAGCAAGCCCAGCTATAGCGGGACCAAGTGGCGTTTTTATTGAGTTACCATTTGAGGCATTTTACAGCACGAATTCGACGGGTTCGAGTATAGAAATGGTCTTAAAATGCACACAGGCGATTTTATGAAGTATGAAATAAATGGTAAAAAGTATATCCAAAAGCCTTTAGTGATAGGCCAAATTAAGCAAATAGCGGGCCTTTTAAACGATTTTCAATTGAAAGAAACACCCAATACGATGGATTTTATAAGTGCGTTGGGCGATAAAATACCAAACTTCTTTGCGATTGTTTTGACGGAAGAAGGCAAGAGCCCAAAAGATAAAGATGTCGATTTATTATCTAAAGAATTGGAGCAGTGCAGTTTGGAGACGGCAATAAAGGTAATTGATGATTTTTTTTCTTGCAACCCACTATCTTTAGTATTTCAGAAAGTGGGCAGTTGGGCGAAAACTCTGACAAAGACATCTTAGAAATATTAGACGAAGTTGTTCTCTATTTGGCGAAAGGCGATATTACCAAAAGTGACGGGATAGAATGGAGCTTTACTTTAAAAGAAGCCGAAAGATATTTAAAGTATGTAATGCGCGAAGTTTTATTTCGAGAAAGTGTAATTGCTTTTTTGGTAGGCGAGACAG